ATCTAGTCATTTATTACATTTATGTAATAACACCACCCATTATACACTATTCAAATTACTTTGTCAACACTTTTGTTATAATTTATGTAATTTTTATTGATTATTTTTGATTTTTAATTATAATTTATGTAATTGAGGTGATAAAATGTTTAAAAGAAGAATACAAGAATTGCTATTTGAAAAAAATATGACACAACAAGATTTAGCTCAAGAAATTAAAATGACACCAGCTACACTTTCAAGAAACCTAAATGGATTAAATCCACCAAAGGCTGAAGTGGTTACTGCAATAGCAACTTTTTTTCAAGTATCAACAGACTATCTTTTAGGATTGTCTGATATACGAAATCCAGAAAAAGAATTAAATAAAAAACAAGAATCAGATCCTATCTTCTTTTCTTTATATGAAGAAGTAAAGGAATTAAGTTTAGAACAAAAGGAGGATGTATTAAATGCTGTAAAAATAATAACTAAAAACATAAAAAATAAAAATAATTAATTTCTAATTTTAAATTTTTAGTAAGGGGGGAAGAAAATGAAAATTATTGAATTAGAATTGCAACA